CCTGCATTTGCTCTGGATTCCAGCTGATCAAATTCTAAGATCATTCTGCGATTGTACAGGTACTGAGCAGACCTTAAAGATCGGACTATTCCTTGATATTTATATGAGTAATCATCAATATACGGATCAAAATAACAGAACATAGGTATAAAAGGATAAACGTCGAGTCCATTAATATTTTCATTATAGAAACAATGCCCTTCAACAGAGATAGCACAGTTTACTGTGGGAACCTCAGTTTTTTGAACCTGTATATTTGGATGTCTAAACAAATATTCGTTAAGGTCTTCGTCTTTTCCTGACCATTCATATTTATCGAGTGTATTAACATCTATTAAGAACGTTGCCTGTCTATAATCTCTATACCAGAATTCATCATACGCCACACGACCTGTATAATACCGTGCGCCCATAGGATTTTCAGGCATAAACTTATTATGTGCAGTATCAGGGGGTAACGTAGCAATATCTTCTGCATACTGTGGCAACAGATTCATAGCCTCTCTACGGGTCATATAGGTCCGTTTCCATATAGCAGAACAATCAGAAAGATCTTTTTTAGTTAAATAAGGGTCTATAAGGACGTTGTTTCCGCATAATTCAAGCTTAATATCACCACATACAGGATCATTTCTATAGTCCATGTACATATGCATCAAGGAAAAGCCTACGGCTGTAGCCTGTGCGAAAGCCTGCGATATCGTATAATACATATTGTCTTTTTCATGTACCCACATCATAACCTTGGTGAGCTGGTCGCATGTAATCTGATCTATAGGTCTTTTTTGCCTAGGTACAACAATAGTAGTCTTACGGTTCTGCATTTGGCGACCGACGATCATGTTATGTATCGGTCGTATATGATTGAAAAAGAAATTGTTACGACGTGACGGAACAAGCGGGCCGTATAGAGTATTATAAAACTCTTGCGAGCCTGCCAGAAATTCAGTATCAATACGAGCTTCAGCCCGAAACGACTGGTTGAAATGAATAGACTCTTCATAAAAGTTATCTATCCGTTGTAGCAGTTGCCTACTACGTTCATCAACAGCGTTAAAAGTTTCATCAGAATATATCATTGTTTCTACTCCATACAATATCCCTACTTCGCCAAGGCTTCGTAGGACAGGCCCCATATAAAAAATTTAGTAGGCCGATATCCATCATGTGCATTGTATGAACATAGGTTCTATAACAACAATATATTTCTAACGATATCTATAGGTATTTAGATTGTATGGTACGCCATGCATTTCAGCCATTGCCTTGAGATAACGTTTTTGTAAATCTTCTGCTGATGTTTCTTTTTCTATGAGATTCAACGAATTTGCTAGGTACCTAAGGGCGTCTGCCCCATGACTGTAAGAGGTGTGTTTTGGGGTAGGTTTATACACATTATTCTTGGTGTCCCATTCTTGTGAATAGTTTTGTATACAGCTAATAAGTCGTTCACATGTAGCTTCATTAATATAGAATCTGGAAAACGTACATCTGACTACCTCTATACCATCAAGAAGCCCTGATTTAGGTATAATAGTGAACTCTATACCCATACGTTGTGCCATCTGGTAACGTGTAAGTCCTGAGCCGAATTCTTGCACTCCAATATCGAACGGAGCGAAATGTTGTGCATAGGTATAATCCTTAGATAATACATACTTACAATAATGCTCCAGACCTAGCTTATTGTTCTCGTAGTAGTCAATTATATGGATAGCCCCCCCTTCACAAAGTTGGAAGAATATTATTGCACAGGAATCAGAGACACCAAGGTCCCAAGCAGTATACGTAGGATAGTGTGTCTCATAGGGAACAACGCCTACACGGCCATCTAAACGTGCTTTAATAAGATATTGTCCATAGAACGATCCTGTAGCACCAATATTAAAATCCGTATAATATTCTTGCCTTGAGAATTCGTAACTTATTACGTTAGTGTCTATCATATGTTGTATATCTTGTTCAGATATATGTTTAGTATCTTCCACTGTAAGCTTTTGGCAGAACCATTGCGGATCTTCTTTTGCTATTTTATACAGAGTATAAAAATCATTATGCCCAAACGGCGTACTCTGAATAATAATAAACCCGTTATTATTCTGCACAATAGACAATGCAACTCTAAAAGCTTCAGGATCTGCTTGGGCATATTCCGAGAATATTATCCCCTTAGGATTAGAGCCACGAATAGACTTATTATATGAGTCACTACCAACAAGCTTGATAATGCTACCATTGTGTAGCTCAATAGACATATTAGATTCATTTTTCTTGTATATAAGATCTTCAGGGACCATATCGACTATCCGTAAGCCGTCATTACGAATCGATTGCCATATGACAGTTTTGCCCTGTGAATAGGTTGGTAGACAGTAGAAATATACCCCTACATTCTTTAATGCCTGTCGCAATATAAGATGCCATAACGTAACGTCTTTCCCGGAATTATGGACAAGGTAGCCGTTAGCTACAAAATTATGATTCTTAGCAGTCTCTATATCATATAACGATTCTATAGCACATGGCCTTACATCTATAACTCTTTTTATTATGCCATCATTGTAATACGTAAATAGATTGTCATTAATTTCTATATCGCAAGCTTTTGTCCAACTGTAATATTGAGCTGCTATATTATAACTATAAAATAAATGATCTCTACTTGTTATAATGTCAGGCATTGCATGGGCGCTTATTTTAAGCGTCTCTTTAGGTCCTGTTCGCCATATATATTTAACCGAATCGGGTTCGAACTCGGTACCGTTCCAAGAAAGTATTAAGTCACCTTCTTGTATCTCTTTTAGAAGCTTAAAAGAACCGTCAGCCATTATTATATGCGTATCACCATGCAAACAACGCCTAGGCCAGCACAAAAGAGCGTAATGAATTCCTTTGTTCTCTATAGCATCGAATATATCACGTTGATATTCTCTGGGTTTATAGGTGTCACTCAGGTTTATCTTTGTCGTGTCTTCCATAGTCCTCTAATACTACTACACGGGTACGATTATCAGTCTCTTGGGCCATACTGTAATCTCTGTCATGTTTTACTAACGATATCTTTACAAGGCTAGGCTCAAATTTCCTAGTCAATCCACTCTCTAGCAGGTTCTCCGCAAAGATCTTTTTTGCGAATGTATAGCTATCACGTAGACGCTCATATTTCTTGACCCAGCTTTCGAAAGTAGAACCTGGTATACCAAGTTTTTTTAATAGATTATAGAACCCTTTACGGCCGTCAGAATTGTAAGCATATTCAACAAGGTCAACGCATAACTCATCAATAAAGCGATCGTCTATCTTATTATCAAGGTAATTATCGAGCCTGTAACGTTGATAATATTTGCCTTCGTATTCTTTGCGGATTCTTTTCGACATAGGGTAGCTCCCTTATAGTTATTTCAGTTCGTGGGATATTTCCATAAATCTTTCTACTGTAGATCTCCGATAGTATGCAATCATTATCGTACACGACAGATTCCATAACATCACAGATCCATTTGATCATGTTATCAGTATCAGGTTTATAGAACATAGGGTCGTTTTCTTTGTATTTAGTAGTTCTTTTGATAGGCATATAAAAAATAAAGTCCGCATGACACGGACCTATAAACTTGTCACCGGACATTTGGTGCTCTATCTCCATACGCTGCGCTATCTTATCTGCATGTTGAAGATCATAGAACCTTTTGCCGAACCCGTAGCGCATCCTTGCACGTGCTTTAGCTACAGGATCACCCATTAGTATAAAATACGCTTCTCTATCTCTCATAGAATCTCCTTTCTATTTAGATACCTTTTAAGGTAGATTACTACATCAAATAGAAGGACACAAATTTAGCTTCTATGAGATTAAATTTGTACAGGCGTAGAACCACTAACAGAAAGGGTACATTATGGACGTAGGACTTATTTTAGAGGGTATTCAAGGTATTCTTGGATGTTCTAAGGATATTGAGAATGTTATTAATGAAGTGAAAGATGCGATGGCTGATGGGAAGATAACCACGTCTGAGTTTCTAGAGATATTGAATGCTATCGTACAAGCAGTGTCCAATATCACTAGCGCTGCGTTGGATATTAAGAAAGAAATCGAATAAAGATAAACCATAAGATTTTTATATACGAATAAGGTATCGTTAATTCGATACCTTATTTAACTTAATTAATAAGCTTCTACATTTTCTTGAACACGTTTTGCTCTTTATATATTTTCTAGATAAATATGACAATCCACATATTACACATATTTTTTCTACTTTTGTTCTATTTCTTATATCTTCAAACCTACATATATTAGAACAAAAACGGTTTCTTGCGTTGCGTGTTAAAAATATACAATTGCATTTATGGCAATACACCATTTGTTTAGTTTTTTTTCTTGCTTCACGTTTATACCATTTATTATTTTTTTTATTATATTCTTTATATGCTCTGTTTGAGTTATATTTACTTATATTTAGTGCTTCAACGACTCTGTTATCATAGTTATATTGTTTTAAATATATATACCCACAATTTAAGCATCTAAAAGTTTCATAAAACATATATTCTTGTTTATTGAACTCTATATAATAAAATAAAAAACCATTACATTTTTTGCATTTCATAATCTATTGATGTTTTTATATACGAACAAGGCATGGGTAATTCCATGCCTTGTTTTCATTTCAACTTAAAGATATGGAGAGGCTAAGGCCATGAGATGCGGAACCCTTCGCCCAGCATACTGTACGACTCTCAATGATTCCTTCCAGTTAACCATACAATACCTTTTCATTTACCCGTCTGGCTCCATATCTTAATATATAAAATTAATTATTCACTTACCTTGCTACACTTCCGCTTGTCGTTGTTGTGACCATATCTGTCGCATCTTGTATAGTCGTTTCATCCATTGCTGTACAGGTGAAAGATATAAAACCTAAAACTATAAACAATAATTTATTCATGAGATCCCTTTTTATTTAATATTGCCTTTAATTGCCATGAGATAAGGCATAATAATAGTGTTATACAGGTCAACTGTACAGGAAGCCATTCCATCAGTCCTCCTTAGGCCTAGGTATATCATCCAGATCTATCCAGTATAGCGCATCTCGCATAGGATTTAGTGTCATACTTTTAACATCAACGTTGATCTTCTACCCATCCTATAAGCGGATTGTCGTTCTCTATCTCTGTGTGTGCTATAGAGCACTCATATTTCTCAGGTAGATCAGTCATAAGACGTATCATAAATCTGTCACCTTCAAGCGCTACAAATGGTACCACAGCATGAAACCAACAATAATATTTGTTTTCTTCAAGAGTGATAATAGCGTCTTCGTACATAGTTAAATTATCTTGCTTGTCAGACCATACTAATACCCAAGGCCTTACGTTCTTTGTCCTTTTGTCGCATTTACCGTTTATGCATGCTTTATAGCTGTTATTATGCGGTGCTTCAAACCATTCTGAACGTATGTTATACGTACCTATATATTCATGTTGTGTAAAAATGTCACGGGTTGAATTAGTTGTTTTATGTTTCATCGTTCCCCCTTAAGTTCCTTTAAACATGACTCGTAAAAGTAATGTTTTATCGATAGTTTCCATAGTTATCCATTATAATAAGGCGGCCCTTTTATAGGCCGCCATTAAGGAAGGAAAAGAAGAAGACTATTTTCCGTTATCTTGTGCATGCAATAGCTCGAAGGTCTTCCGTGCCCCTTCATTATATACATTATCTGTATCATCTTTAAAGAATGGGTAATCTCTATATTCTTTAACTTCATCCATTGCCATGAGTTCCCCTACTTTTGCTATAAAAGATGCTGTTGCATGTAATGACTTATAAGGAAGAATAAGGGCTAGACGATATATAAAACGCACTTCTTCAAGTAGATGTATTATCTCTTTAAATTGCTCTTCCTTCTTGGATGCTTCCTCTTCGTCTATCTCCCATAATTCTTTCAGTCTGTGGAAGCATCTGTAATAATACTCGGCCAATTCTTTCTCTTTTTTTTTGTTTGTTGTCTAAGTGTAAATTCGTGTTCTTTTCCATAGTTCCCCCTATTCTTCAATAACTTCTATAAGTACTACATGTGCAGGATTAATTATATAAGGTAAGCTCGGTGCACGAACAGCGTATTTGTCCGTTGCAGCATTATAAAATGCTTTATAAGCATAGATAGAGCTTTGATCTTTATATGCCATATCTATTGAATCGTACACTGCGCCTAAGTCCTTACGTTTATCAAAGATCTCATATTCTCCAGACTTCCCGTTTGTAAACTGTATACGTACTATCATA